CAACAGGTGAAATTTTTCAACTTCTGGCTCATGTCCGGGTGATTCATTTTATATCAGAACAGCCAGAAAGTTGCCTCCGAAAGCCGGTCATTGTTTCCAATTGTTTCCCTTGCCTAAGGCATTTTCCTGTGTTAATATTAACCATACGATCCATTAGAACTAACAACCTGAGGAGTTCAAATGCTTACAGAGTTAAAAATCAAACACCGTGAAGTTGCTCGACTAAGCTTTGAAGGCTTTCGGCCGGCGGACATTGCTGCAAAGACTGCTGTCAAGCTTGCTACAGTCTACAAGATTCTTCGTGACCCAATCTGCAAAGGCTACATCTCAGGGCTTGCTGATCGTCAGGACAAAACGACCCTTGATGTTAGGGAACGTCTAATGAAACTTAACTCTGCTGCTTTGGATACTTTCGATGATATACTTTCACAAGACTCAAAAGCTCCTTACTCTGTTCAAGCCGCAGTTTCTAAAGATGTCCTTGATCGTACTGGGCATAAGGCTCCAGAGAAAGCTAACATTAACTTGACTCTACAAGGCAAATCTGATGAAGAAATTGATAAACAAATTCAAATGCTCGAAAGCCAAATCAATTCAATCTATAATGCAGACTTAACCGAAGACGAGGATGATCTTAATCCGGCTGATGATATCTTGGTTGAAGAGGCTAAAATTAATCCTTTGACTGACTGTAAGGAAGAAAGTTAATGTCTGAGGAAAATAAAATCAGCGAGCGAAACGAGGCGGAGGCATTGACTGTGGGCTCCAAGATAAATACCTTTGCAGAATTAAACTCCGCTTCTGTTGCTTCTGCCATTGCTTCGGCCGAACCTGTATCAAGATTTAATCGTGAAGCTCTTTTGCTTCTTCTGCAGGAAAAACAGCGCCGGATTGCACAGAACAAAATTGATCTTTTTTATCCTACCAATGGACCACTCCGACGAGAGCTTTATCCTAAACACATCGAGTTTTTTGCTATGGGAGCTAACTACCCTGAGCGTTGTGTAATGGCTGCAAACAGGATAGGCAAGTCAGAAGGAATCGGCGCTTATGAAATAACTATCCATGCGACGGGAATTTATCCTGATTGGTGGACCGGTAAACGTTTTGATAGACCAGTTACTTGCTGGGCGGCGGGGACGACGGGAACGACCGCCAGAGATATTGTACAATTCAAATTGCTTGGTCAGCCTGAGAATAGAGGTACTGGAATGATCCCTGGTGCCTTAATTGAAAAAACAACACCAAAGGCTGGTGGCGTACCGAATGCAGTTGACACAATCCTTGTGCGACATATCTCTGGTGGTCTTTCGCGTATCAAGATCAAATCTTATGCTGAAGGCCGGAAATCTTTTGAAGGAACTGAACAGGACATTATTTGGCTTGATGAAGAATGTCCAATTGATATTTATACTGAGTGCTTGACTCGAACCATGACAACTAACGGTCACATCATTCTTACTTTCACTCCGTTGGCTGGGCTTACTCAAACAGTGTTGATGTTCTTGCCTGGTGGGAATATAAAAGAATGGGCAGAAGGTTCACGATGTTTGATAATGGCCACCTGGGACGATGCGCCACACATAACCAAAAAACAAAAAGACAAGCTTTTAAGAGGCCTGCCTCCAGCACAACGCGCAGCTCGATCTCGTGGCATTCCTTCTATGGGCTCTGGTGTTATCTATCCAGTTCTCGAAGAAGATATTATCTGTCAACCATTCGAGATCCCCAAACATTACAAACATGCTTATGGTCTTGACGTCGGATGGAATCGAACAGCAGCCATATGGTGTGCAATTGATCCTGCTACAGATATAATCTACATTTATTCTGATTACTACAGAAGTCAGGCCGAACCTGTGATTCATGCTACCGGCATAATGGCTCGCGGTGACTGGATTCCAGGAGTCATTGATCCAGCCAGTCGAGGTCGAGGTCAAGGTGACGGCAAGAAGTTATTTAAAATGTATCGTGAACTTGGTCTGCTTATTCGTAAAGCTGACAATTCTGTTGATGCTGGCTTACAAAAGGTTTGGAACTTATTTTCGACCGGCAAGATCAAAATCTTTTCTACTTGTCTAAACACTCTTGCTGAGTATCGGCTTTACCATCGGAATGAAAAAGGTGCAATCGTAAAAGAAAATGATCATCTTATGGACGCACTTCGCTATCTAATCATGACCGGGCTTGTACGGGCAATTGTCAAACCAAAACCTATTCCTTTTAATGATCAACTTTTCGCCGAACTTAATTATAGTCCTCGTGACGCCGTCGTAGGACTTTAAGGAAACTTTATGCCATTAAACCAACTCAAAACAGATCATAGTGTTAACGAGATTGATCCTTATTCTGATCAAGCTGAGTCTGCTATTGATCCTGATCTTGCTTACAAAGAAATAATCGAATCAATTTCAATGCAACTACTTAAAAAGCGTGATGAAGCTGTAGCATTTAGAGCTGCCAGCGGAATTGAAAAACGTTGGCGGGAAGATGAATCAATGTTTGAAGGCACTCTTGATGCTGGTTCCAGCACAACGGATATGCTTGACTATGCTTCTGGAACTGCACCAGCACGAAATTCTGGTCCTATTCGATCTATGATCGAAATTAATGTCGTTCGAAATAAATGTGAAACTGCCGAGGGCAGATTCGCCGACATGATGCTACCAGTCGATAAGAAAAATTGGGCTTTTAAAGTAACACCTGTATCAGCAATCACCAAGGCTCTCAAAGACAAACGACCAGCTGTAAAGAAAGAAACTTCTCAACTAATAACTAATTCTAATGGACAAAATCTTTCGATGTCTGATATAGCTAAAAAAGACTTTGATCGTGCATCTGATGCAATGGCATTGATGGAAACAGAAGTAGAAGATCAACTTGTTGAATGTAACTATGTTTCTGAATCTCGTAAGATAATTAAACATTCCTCAAGGCTTGGTACCGGTATAATGAAAGGGCCAAACATAATCAAGCGAGTCAACAAGCGATATCAAAAAAAGTCTGATGAAACTGGGTCGTCTGTGCATGTTCTTAGTTCTGTGGAAGAACACAAGCCAGCCAGTGAAGCTGTTTCTTGTTGGAATCTTTATCCTGATCCTGATACCACCGAAGATGTTAAAAAAACCATGGGGTATATATTTGAAGCCAGTAACATTCGTTCAAAAGAACTTTTTGATCTAATCAATGTTGATGGTTACGATGAAAAACAAATTCGCTTAGTGCTTGCTGAACCACCTAAAAAGACTGTTGTCGAGCCAGATAAATCCAATAAGAAATTTAAAACCAAACAAATGTCCAGCGCTACCCAGGATCTTTATGAGCAATGGTTTTATTACGGAACTCTTAGTCGGTCTGATCTTGAAGCACTTGACATTGATGTTTCAGTAACGCCGGAAGCTCTTCAGCTTTCAGTCGCTGTTGTGTTCGTTAATGAGCGTCCAATCAAAGTAATGCTTAATCCTCTTGATTCCGGTGATCTGCCATATGATTTTTTTCAATGGACTCAAATCAATGATTCTCCTTGGGGTATTGGTCTTCCAAGAATGATGTATTGGATTCAGCGAATGATTAACGGGGCTATGCGGGCCATGATGGATAATGCCGGTGACTCCAGTGGTGTTAACGTTATCATGGGTGGTGGTCTTGAGCCGGTGGACGGAAAACTCGAATTAACAGGTAAAAAACTATGGCGTTATATTGGCGAAGATCCACAAGAAATTGACGTACGTAAGTTATTCAACCAGTTCCAAGTCGAAAACAATCAAGAACAACTTGAATCTATTGTAAACTTAGCCTTTAAATTTCTTGATCTCGAAACTGGTGTTCCAATGATCTTCCAAGGTGAGCAACAAAAGATGCCGGAAACACTCGGTGCGACAAACATAATGGTAGATGCTTCTAATGTTAGTCTTCGTTCCAGGGTCAAGCTTTTCGATGATAATATAACCGATCCGCATTTAACCAAATACTACCATTGGAACATGCAGTACAATGAAAAAGAAGAGATCAAAGGCGATTATCATGTTGATGCTAAGGGTGTTTCTGCTCTTTATCAACGCGAGCAATACATTCAAACGATAATGAACGTCATGCCTTTCAAAAACGATCCGGACTTCAAGCATCGAGTTGATTGGAATAAAGCTTTGAAAGAACTCTTTTCAAGTTTAGGTCTTAACATCCTGAAGTCTGAACCTGATTATGAAAAGTCACTTGCTGAAGAAGCAGAACGCCAGAAGCAAAGTCCTGGTGATCCGGCGATTCAAGTTGCTCAACTTAAGGCAAAAGTTGATACAGAAGAATTTAATGCTAAGAGCGAAATGACAAAGACTGAAATTGCTGCCAAGGCTTCTGAATCACAACTTCAACGAGAACATGTAATGCAACTTGCAATGATTCAACGAGATATTAAAATGATGGACTTTGCCAGTCGCGAAAACATTTCACTGGATAATGTGAAAGCAAAACTTAGTGATACAAGTATGAAACTTAAGACTCAGATTGCCTTAACTAAAGAAACTGCTGCTGCTGCTGGCGAAGTTTCCAAACCGCCGATTGAACCACCTGGTCGAGCTGCTGACGGCAAATCTTATACGGAATAAAGGATTATTATGAATAAAGAAATTTGTAAGCTCTGTGAAAAAGAATTTAAAAAAAAAGCTAAAGAAGCTAGAATAACTATTGAAAATTGCCCAAGCAGAGATAAAGAACGATGTCATTTTGCTCCTTGTGGTGAAGTTAGTTATAGGAAAACCCATCCAAAATGACAAAATATTTATATCATAATCAGGGTTCAAATGTTTGTGATTCTTGTGGAAAACAATTTATTGCGTCAGTAATTAAACATAAGGATATTTATTAATGTTTAATTTTTTAAAAAAATTAAATCAAACAACAAACAACAAGCTTAAAACTTCTGCTGAGTCTGATGCAATTGCTGCACCGAAAGCAAATATAAACGATGATCAAGTATTTCATTATAATACTAACTCCTCATTTATCCCAATCGACGCAGTTCTTCCAAACCAATCAATACCCGGTAAATTCAATCCAACATCAGCTACCTGGAAGTATATTGAAAACTATCTACTTGATCGAATCGAACTATTACATAAGAAGAATGAAATTTCTACTCTTAGCTTTGAAAAAACACAGCTTTTAAGAGGGCAATTAAAGGAGATTAAACTACTCCTTAATCATACTAACCTACAGGCCGGAATTAAACCTCTGCCCAAAAAATCGACACTAGATTTAAAGTCTACTGTCAGAGGACAATCTTATGAATGATTTTTTTACTGGAGAAACTATCGAAGAAAAAGAAATCGCGGATGCTAAAACACAGGAAGTCCGAGATAAAATTCAGGCAGAAGTTTTTGAAGGTACTCCGGCGAAGTTTGAGGAAAACGATGTTGATCCAGTAGATGTTGATCTGCCTGTTGATCTGCCTGTTGATCTGCCTGTTGATCCTAAAATTCCTCTTGCTGATCTACCTGTTCTTTCACCTGAAATGCAAGCCATCGTAGATTCTGTAAACAAACTTACTGGTAGCCTTACTGGTATGGAAGATCGAATCAAGCAGGCTGAGCGCCGCGTTGGTGGTATCACCAATGAATTTCATGCCGCGAAAGAAGCTGCTGCTACCCAGGCTAAAGCGCCGACGCCAGAAGAAATGGCAGAAGCTGCAAAGACTGCGGAAGCTTGGACAGATTTAAAAACAGATTTTCCATCTTGGGCTGTTGCTATTGAAGGTAAAATGTTAGCACAGGCGTCGCAATACGTTTCTGTTGACGACTTTGAAGCACTTCGCCAGAGTGTA